AAGTCAAGATCAAAATCGGAATATTTTCTTGCGATAAGAGACATTTGAGCCTATGAATATGGTTTTGATTATTTATGCTGGATCTGGGAGTTCCCCAGTAACTCCAGGATATGGATCGGTGTAATTATTCTCTAGCGTGGTCGTAGTGGTAACTCCAGAAGAAATCGAAACATCAACATCGAATGATATAGAGGTTGGCAATCCCACGATCTTCAAGAATTTACAGAAGTCTAAAGTGAACCACTGGAACAGAGCACCCAAGCCGATCAACTTGAAGAATTTGTTTATCTTCGCCATAAACTTCTTGATCAGATACATTGGCCATTGCTCGGCGAAGTTTTGCAAAACCTCGATATATCTGTGTATCTTTTCCTCTAAACTTATCACGAAATCCTTTATCTCACCGCCTATAAGAGAAGCGAGATTGAATCCGAATAGAGATATTCCCTCGATCACCTTTATAATTTGTTTTCGAATCTCATTTTTTATACGATCTGGAGCGTTTTTCAGTTGTTCGATTAGAGAACTTATGGCTCCCTGGATAATCGCACCAATATCGATAGACAAAAGAGCAGGTAAACTCGGTAGCCCTAGTGTATCCCAGATCGTCTTGAACTTATTGATCAACCCGCCGATCGCTCCATAGATAATAGAAAGCGCACCGTTCTGTAGTTTAGCCATAATGTAAGAAAACAGAATCTCAGCTCTGATTGCTATCGAGTTTACTCCATACTTCACACCATCATAAAACTTGTAGATATCTGGAAGCAATCCGAATAGAGAATCAATCTGTTCAGCGATTTGAGCCTTCAATGCTGCTCTATATGAGGGGTCTGCAAATAGCGCAACGATATCGATAGAAAGACCGAGAACAGGAACTACAAACGAAATTGGTAAAACGTTATTGATAATCTCCATCAATTTCGCTTGAACGTATAGATGAAACTCCTGACATAGAGCAGTTATTCTTCTCTCCCATTCTATATCTGGAATACTGAGACCCTTGAAGATTGGCTTTGATAGTGAGATGGGAAAGTTTCCCAACAGTTTCTCTACCTTACTGATTATCGACTTTACCTGTTCGATGGCAGCTTCTAGTGGCGCAATCTTTTCAAGCAATCGTCTTCGAATTTCCTCGTCGACTTCTACTGCGATTTCTCTGCGTATTCGTTCGATTTCAACTGTCAGAACAGACGGAAGGTTTGCTATTTGTACGAATAGATTTGTCAATGCTGCTTTAGTCGGCAGCATTGTTCCTTCGCACGGAATAGATAAACTAATCGCCATTACTAACCACCAGAAGTATTAGAACTGGTTTTCTTGGAAGTTATTTGAACTTCTTCTAATGTCTCAGTTTTAGGGAATAGTCTTTTACCAATTTTAGTTATGGTTTCTTGTACAGCTCCAGCTCCTCTTAGATCTGGATCAACATTGAATTCAATATTTTTACCAGCAGCACGAACAGCAACATCATCTATTTTACCAATTAGAGTTTCCTTCAATCCACCTTTTAGGTTCAAGATATCGCCCTTATATCCATTGACGCTCGTTTCGAAGTTTGCAACCTTTTGAGTCAACTCTCCCAATGGAGAATTTTGAACGAAGTTGGAAATCAATCCGTCTGCCATAGAACTTAGATCTTTGAATACGTTACTGATTGAAGAAGTAATACCACTGAGCGATTTACCAACACTCAATCCTCCAGATTCAACTTTCTTGCCAGTTACTGTCACTTCTTGCAGCTCTGATGTATTTGCTGTTGCTGTCGCAGCATTTGATGCTGCTGTTGCAGCGTTTGTATTTGCTGCTTCTGCTGCATCCTCTGTAGATGGTGTTGAGCCACCCCCTGTCAATCCAGTTCCAGCTGCGGAGGTTGCTGAGCCAGATTGCATATTGATTTGAGCAGCTGGAATGTCAACAGTATCGCCCTGCAATGCTGCAGTTGCGCCCTTCAAACTCAACTTCTTATTGGCTGTTAGATTTGCGACACCCAATGCGTTGATGTTCATATCAGAAGTTGATTCAGCATAGAACTTCTTGCTCTTCATGCGAATATCGCCAGTGACAGAGAGATTGTAGTTTCCCCCAACCTCGATGTTCATATTGCCACCAACTTTTAGATTACAATCGCCGCCTACTGTGACTGAACATTTACCGTCGATGTAAACATAATCTGAACCCATGACTACAGTGTAGTGATCCTTCTGTACTCTTTCTATTCGATTACCATCTGTGTCAATCTCAATATACGATCCATTTCTATGAGCAAGATGTACTCGTTCTTTTCCTGGCGTATCGTCAAACTCTAGAGCATGTCCTGATTCAGTTTCGAGAGCATTATTGTAAGGATACTTCGGACTGAAAGATGATTGTGGCTCGCTCCAGGTAACACCGCCAGCAGACTTTACACCTTTCTTCAAATTCTTTTTTCTTGTAGCAATAATGGTAGAATCGCTTTTGCCTCTAGACAATCGATTCGCAGTTGATTCTTTTAGGTACTTGGATTTTGGATAGGCTTCAGCTGAATCATCTGGCTTCTTTGGACGACCACTCAAGTTTCCTGGGTCGCTAAAACCGAATTGATAGTTTGGTTTCTTATCTGGTTTTCCTGGGAAAACTCCCACAATTACAGGGTTTTGAGCATTATCTCCATCAACAAAAAACCCAAAACACATATCACCTTCCTTTGGTGTATAAGTGTTTGGACTGTTGACTGGAAGAACAGGCTGCGCCCAAGGAAGTGCATCAGTTGGAATCTTTTCTTTTTTCTCTGTATGCCACCCGAAGCAACGAACACGTACACGACCGAGTTGTTCTGGGTCTTGGCGATCTTCTACGACACCAATCCACCAGATGAACCCCTCAAGTCCAATAAAATTTTTCTTTGCTCCTGGCATCACTTACCCTTCTTTGATAATCTATTCAATCCATCCTTGGCGCCTGGAACTTCTTCAGCGTAAGAGTCAGAGACCAATTCAGCAATTGTTTCAAAAATGTCATTAGAAAATTTATGGTTTACTGCAGCAACAAGATATTTACCTGTTCGTTTTTTGTCCAACTTTTTACCTTCCTTGTTTGCAGATTCAAACATAGGGAATTCGTAGTTTACAACATCTCCCGCCTTCATTTCGATATCGCCAGGAAGTGTTACTCTAATTCTAAAGTGATTCAATATGATCATATGCATTGCACGAGGCAAAAGCCAATTCTTTATATCATTGCTCTTTTCTGATGCGGTGTCATTGATTGCCAAGTATGTTCTAAAAAACGACTCTTTAGACTCAAATAAAGTTTGATTTTTAGAATTCTTGAAACTATTTACTGGCTTGAATTTGTTGATTAGATTTTGTTGGCTTTCTGCTGAAGTCAGATCATAATCAGCAAAATTGTAACTTTGATTGAATAGATCAATCATAAGCATACGCGATGCAAATGCACCATTAGGAATAGAATTGAGCATATCGAAATCATTTAGAATATCCAAGTTATCGATAGAATCTTTATTGTTTGCAGGATCTCGCTCATTATTCTTCAACTCATACTTCAATGTTTTATATGGCTTCTGTTTGATCAATGTTTGTAGTGAAGTCAAATTGAAACCATTTTTATTCTCGAAAAAGAAATAGCAAAACTTCTTTTGATCATATCCTCTTGCAGCTGCCCATTGAATTGCTTCAAATGGTCTGTAATTCGGAATAATGAAATCGAAGTTTCCAGAAGTTTGCTCTAATGATGCAATTCTGCTTGGCTCAGTTCCGAGTTCTTTGAGCAGAATATCGCTAACAACATCTCGAATCTTAGCAGACTTATATGATTTACTGACCAATATTTGCTGAGAAGAGATCATCTCATCAGAGCAAAAATGTAATGTATACGTTTGACCAGAATCAGTAGATGGAGCTCTTTGAGAGGCTTTGAAGATTCGAAATATTCTTTGTAATGGACGACCTAATCCTGGTTTATCGATACTCACCTTTATATACTCATTTCCTACCATATAGAAGTTACAAAAAACATCATTACCATCATTGATAAGAATCTCACCATACATTACGCTGGAATAGATATCTTGCCATATTTGCATTTCAACAAATATTTCTCTTAGATCTAAAGTTTGTCCACCTGAATTTATAAGTTCTAAACTTTCAATTTTGAAATCTTTAGAACCAAAAACTCCTTCGGCATTACTTGCATCAGCCATTGTTCATCAATGCTCTAAATTCATTCTCAACACGATCAACGTAAACAGGATCTAATAATCTTATACTTCTTTTCTTTTCGTTTTCTTCAAATTCGAATGTATAAATTGATACTGCTTTATGTTTGGTAACAATCGATAAGATATACTCAGGATAAACTGCAGTTTTTGAGTCTATTGTAAGAGAGGTGTCTGCCTCTGTTGGAAGAGAGACTTGTGGTGTCAATCGGTTTGACGTATAGTTCACTTCGTACTCACTAATGATAGACTTTTCTTTAGTTTCATTTAGCATCACACCATTGTACATAGAAGTTGTGGTCGTTTCTTTCTCATAGTGATGAACTATACTTCTTGTTTCTTCTATAGTCATACCATACTTATTTTCGATGTATTTGTCCAACACAGAAGTTCTTAGTGGCCAATCGTAATTTGGATTCATAATATTGTTGAATAGAAGAATAACCCAACTTCTATACGAATCTCCATAAACCTTACTTGCAAGAATATCTGGAGTATCTTCTTCTTTTATGTTGTACTCATATGAAAGATTTACATTGTCGACAATGTCTCTAAGAAATGTATTTCTTGCGAGAATATCTGTAACTGCGTTTATATTGATAGTGTTTTTATCAAATGTATATAAGGTTTTTGGAAAACTCTCGAAGTATTTCATTAGTAACCTTCCTCGATGAGTTTCTTGTGCATAATTTCGACTTCTTTGAATCGAAGCTGCATAGAAATTTCTACTGGTGCGCCGTCTCTAAATGCGGTCCATTGCCCAGCACTACCGTAGTTCACATCAATTCCCTGGAGAACACAGGTTGATATTTTGGGCAAATACTTATTTGGTTGGGAGCCAATTTGAAATTCAATATCAAATTCAGAAGGTGGAATAAAATAACGACCACTGCTTGATGTTGGAACTTCTGGTGCTGCATAGAAACGAAACTTCTTTATGATTGCATGAATTCGGTCAGTTTCTTTTTGATTGCGTGGTGCAAATTTGAAATCAAACATAAATTCTCTATTCTGAATATTCTTGAAGAGTAGTTCAACTTGTGGATTCAATGCAACACCTGCAGAGAATAAAAGAACGTCAGTTATTCCAGTGCCAAAGTTTCCTGTTGCTTCTGCAATTTTACCACCAACTTCAGCAAGCCCACCAGCCTTTGTATCTGCTTTTGCACCACCACCCAATCCCAAATTACCACCTTCTCTCCCTAAACTTAACAATCCTTCTTTTATAGATGAACCAGCTGCAGCAACTAATCCAGCCTTACCAAGAGCCTCTGTCAAACTGACTTGATCATAGTCATTGACTTGCTGTAGCGTGACTGTATCTGGCATATACAAAAAGATTGATGATGCGGCTCTTCGAGTTTTGCGGCTTAGATTGATAGAACCAACAATAACACCAGAAGCAATACCACCTGCTACTACTCCTGCAGCCTCACCAGCGAGTCTGGCTTTTGATCGGGCATTTCCATCAAATGCTTTTACAACATCTGCAGCAATATCACCACCATCAGAAATGGCTTTTTCTGCTCCACCTAATAAGGTAACACCAGCTCCAACACCTAATGCTTGTAAAGCAGTGAATGGATTTGCAGAACCAGCACCTGTGCCAGCAGCTCGATTTCTATCCGCAGCACTCAGTTCTAAACTAGACTTTACCTGATAAGAAGATTTTTCTTGTATACATGGTGTGAATTTGATGCAATGTAATCGCTTCTCACTATTCCCAATATCCATTGGAAATCTCAATTCTTCAAAACTATAATTATCTTTTTCTATCTTTCTTTGTTCTCCAGTGGGATCTCGAGTAATAGTTCCCTGCGCGCTTCTTTTAGCGTCTGTTGGAGATGCTTGTTGATTTGCCATCGAATAGCCCTATAAATAGTTGTATGGCTTATAGTGGTAAATTTAGTCCTAAAAATACCAATAAATATTTAGGTGACCCAACGAACATCTGGTATCGTAGTCTATGGGAGCGCCGAGTTATGGTGCACCTAGATGAAAATCCGAACGTGGTTGAATGGTCTAACGAAGAAATTGTAATACCATATTTATCGCCTGTGGACAATCGTTGGCATCGCTATTTCCCTGACTTCTTTGTTCGTGTTCTGAATAAGAATGGATTGAGAGAGGCTATGATTCTGGAAGTAAAACCCAAGAGTCAGTCTCAACCTCCTGTGAAGAAAACTAAGATTACTCGAAAGTACATCAACGAAGTCATGACATGGGGCGTGAACGAAGCCAAATGGAAAGCAGCCGACGTATATTGTAACGAAAGGGGATGGAAGTTTAGAGTCATCACCGAGGAACATCTAGGAATATAATGTCAACTTCTCTCTTCGATAAGGTTTCGGCTCAACTTCGCGCGCAGGGCATTCAGCCAAGAACATCAGCGGCTCAGGCTTGGCTCCGAGAGAAGGTTACAGCCCTTCGAATGCCAACGAATCGCTCCAACATTCTCAACGACGCAAAGAGAGTTTCGGGTAAAACTTTCGTTGGTAGAATGTATTTCTATCACTATGATCCCAAATTCAAAGACGTTCTTCCTGTGTGGGACAAGTTTCCACTCGTGATTCCGATGGAGACGTACTCGGATGGTTTTCTAGCCATGAATCTTCACTATCTAGACCCATACAATCGCTTGGCTCTTCTCGATAGACTCTACGATTTCGCAAACAACGATAAATATGATGACACGACACGTCTAAATTTGTCATATGATCTGTTGGCGTCGTCGAGACGATACAAGTTATTTGAACCTTGCATAAAGCGATATCTTTTGAATCATATTCGTTCTTCTATCATTTATATCGAGCCAGATAACTGGGAAACTGCCATATTCCTACCAACCGAAAAGATGATCTATAAGAAATAATGTTCAAAGTATCCGAATTTCTAAACCACTTTGATAAGCATAAAGACTTTGCTCGAACCTCAAAATTTGAGGTTAGAATTGCACCGCCATCAGGTATTCAATTAGATACGATGCCGCTCAGACTACAATGCGAATCGACAGAACTTCCTGCATATGGCGTAAATGTTTCTGAGAACCGATATTACGGAGTTCCAGAGCCACTCGCTGCGTCGCCAATTGCATTTGGAGACATAACTCTGACATTTATCTGCGCTGGTGATATGTGGGAAAAGAAGTTATTTGATCGATGGATAAATTTTATCATGCCAATCAATAACTATAATCCTCGATATAAAGACGATTATTGCACACAAATCGAAATCAGTCAGTTCGATGGTGTTGCTACAAGCGAGAATCTAGCAACACAAACCTCGCAGAGAATCTACTATGCCAAGTTATTTGGCGCATTTCCAATTTCAATCGGAACGATGTCTTTGAATTGGGCTGACGATGGAATTCATCGTTTGCCAGTCACATTTAGGTACGATTACTGGCTACCTGGTCCTGATAATCCTATGGTGGAAAAAAATGATCAAAAGAAAGATAGTAAGCCAAGTGGCTCTACTCCACCTGCTATTGGTGATAGAGGACAACCTGCTACACCACCACCTCGAATAGTTCCGAGTACAATAAGACCACAACCAATCAAACCAGGTGGTGGAAGATTTGCAGGTGGTGGAGCAAGTGGAAGTTATTGATTTTTTATGGAGTGAATAATTATGCCTTTACCAAAGATTGAACACCCAATACATGAAGTGTTTTTGAAGTCGTTGAATAAGAATGTTCGTTATAGACCATTCCTCGTCAAAGAAGAAAAACTTCTTTTGATGGCGAAAGAATCTGATGAGATGGAAGAAGTATTGAAGACCATCAAACAGATTATTCGAAATTGTTGCATTGACGAAATCGATGTAGACAATTTACCGATTTTCGATGTTGAGATGTTCTTCATCAATTTGAGAATCAACTCTGTTGGTGAAACATCTGAACTTGTTTATACATGTACAAATATGGTTGGGGAGGAACAGTGTGCAAACTCTGTTGAGTTCCAACTTGAGTTGAAGAATGTCAGATATCGATCTGATGAAGGTCATAACAACATCATTCAACTCAGCAATGATGTTGGTGTTTGTATGAAGTATCCGTCTTTGAATTTGCCAAAGACATTATTGGATTCTAAATTTGAAGATGGTGGATATGAAATTATCTCTGAATATCTAGATTATATTTACGATGCTGAACAAAAGTATATGGCGAATGATATTAGCCGAGAGGAAAAACTAGAATTTTTCGATAGCCTTTCATTGGAGCAAGTAAAGAGCATAAAGAACTTCTTTGCGACGACGCCATCTGTAATTCTAGAACAAGACATTACATGTAATAAGTGTAATGGCACGAATCATATAATGTTGGAGGGCATCCTAAATTTTTTCGACTAATGCTTGGTTATGATAACTTGAAAAATTATTATTCGACCAATTTTACTTTGATGCAACATCACAAGTATTCATTGGGTGAGTTAGATAATTTGATACCGTGGGAAAAACAAATTTATGTAAAGATGCTAGAAAACTACATCAAAGAACAGAACGAAAAACTAAAGATGATGCAGGCACAAAGAAGATAAATGAAGACTAACCTTTCAGATCAACAAATCAAAAAACTTGCTCAACAATTGAAGAGGGGTCGAGATAGAAAAGACTCATCAGTTCTTGAGCGTGCTTTGAAACAGGAACTTGAAGGTTTGTCTGGTAGTGAACTGTTTCGTAGAGAAAATGAGATTAGAGAACAGTGGACTTTGGCAACCGAAAAAACTACTGCAAAAATGGGTGGTTTTTTAGAAGGTCTATTAGGACCACAAGCAGGTAAAGCATTTGCAAAAAGATTTGCAAGAGCCGATGATAAAGATGTCGAGAAGGCTTCAGCATTTTTCGACAAATATAAAAAAGATCAAGATAAAAAAGAAGGGATCTACGCGAAGAAAAGTGAAAAGGCATCTAAAGAATTCTCGTCGCTAAAGAAAGCAGTAATGAGCATTCAAAAGAATGTTCTAGTAATTAGAAAAAGTTTGGGAAACAAATCAACTCCTGCTTCAGCAACTGCCAAGTCTGAATTCTATTTCGACCCTAGAATGGCTGGCGGTGGTAGATGGAAAGAAACTGCTACTGATAAAATGGTCAGTGCTAAAGACGTTCAATTGAAAAGAGGCGAGAGTTTAGGAAAAGCAATTGGTGCTGATGAAGACCCAATGGTCCGAATTGCAGATTCTATGGAAGGAATCCTGAAAAATCTTGGTGAGATGACTAAGAATAAAACCATCCATCAGAAACTTGATGATATTGGAGATGATGGTGAAGATATGGTAGATGATGCTGGTTTTTCAGCATCAGACCTTTTGGATAATATACCAGGTGGTGGAAGAAATAAACGTCGAGGGCGAAAAGGCGGAAAGGGTGGTCGTGGTGGTAGCAGGGGTCGTGGTGGAAGAATGGGTGGTGCGCTCGGACTGGGTGGACTACTCGCAGGTGCTGCTGGTGGTTATCTCGCGTACTCAGCAGTCGATTCAATGCGCGATCCCAATCTAATTCATGCTGATCCAGAATTCCTAAAACAACAAGCTGGGCTTGCAGAAACGCCAGGAGAAAAGAAAACGGTTGGTGATCAAATTGCTGCTCAAAAAAGAGACATAAAACTCGAGGCTGGAGCAACTGCAGCTGGTGTTGGTGGAGCTGTGGGTGGCGCAGTTGTCGCTAAGAAAGTCGCATCAACTGCAGTTGTGAAGAATGCGAAATCAAAAGTCTGGAGTTTATTCGTTGGTTTTGTGAAGAAGAAAGCACCAAGTTTGTTTGCTAAGATTGGTGCGCGATTGGCTGTTGCTGGTGGATTGGCTACAGTTCCATTTATAGGATGGGTTGGAACTGCAGTTACTGTTGTTGGTAGTATTTGGCTTGCATATGATTTGTTTCAATTATGGCAAGAATTTTCTGCACTCAGTGAAGCTGAGCAAGCATTGTATGACGAAAAGGCAGAAAAGAGTACTGGTGAAGTTGGTAAAGGTGCAGCTGCGCCAGCAGCAGCTGCAGGAGCTGCAGCAGGAATGGCTATTGCTGCATCAACACCACAAACAACCGCACCACCTGCTCAAGAGCAAGGTTTGTTCTCTAAAATCAGTGGCGCCATTTCCTCATCATATCAAGGAGCAAAACAGTTTCTTGGAATGGGTGATGGTTCAACGGCATCACAATCTGATTTGGCAAAATATGTTCGCCTAAAAGATAGCAGCGTTGACATCAATGGATTGAACCCTCAGCTGAAGACTCGTTTGGCTGGTATGTCCAAAGAATATTATGAGCAAACTGGCAAAAAGATTCAATTGAATTCTGGATATCGTTCACCAGAGGAACAAGCCGAGCTCTATGCTAAACTGGGTCCGCCAAAAGCTGCGCCTCCAGGAAGAAGTCGCCATGAACGTGGATTGGCGATTGATATGAATTCTCCAGATGCAAACAAAGCAGCAGAACTTGGCTTGATGCAGAAGTATGGATTTACTCGACCTGTTCGTGGTGAAACATGGCACGTTGAGCCGATTGAAACTGCAAAGCGTGGTGGTTCACCAGATAACCCATACAAACCAGGAGCTCCTGTTGCAGTTGCTAATAAGGGTGGTGATGTTGTAAGTCCAGAAAGTGGAAAGATTCCACAAAGTTTGGGACCAGGTGCAAGTGCTGGAACTGCAGAATCTTCTTCTGGAGCTGCAGCTGTTGCAGCAACACCAAAAGCACAATCATTCACAGAATCTGAAGTGAGATCAGAGACAAGAAACGAAGGAAGTGCTCAAGTTACAGTTGAAAGAAGTTCAAGCACTACAATTGGACCAGCACCAAAGAGTGACCAACCTACTTGGTTGAGTGCAGGAATGGAGCCAGATTGGTTGAAGTCTAAGCAAGAGACGCCCGATCTCAAGCCTCAAATGTCAATGAGTGGTGAGGGGTTGAAGAATCAATCAGTTGCAATAGAAGATGCAAAAATGCAGATGCAAACAGCACCTGCGCCAGTGGTCAATAATATACAAGCAGGTCAATCTGGTCCACCACCAATGATACCAAAGAGTCCAGCACCAAAGGCTACAACACGACCACAAGACAGTTCATTCATGCGCGCATTGGCAAAAGACTTTGCTCACCCAACTGCATTCACAACTGTGAGCATGGTATAAAAAAAGGGGGACACGAAGTCCCCCTGAAAACATCTACGGTTTTCTAATCGAAATTACTCAGCAGCAAGTTTCTCGAAGAACGCCATGTCGTCATCTTCGACGCTGACATTCTCAGCAGTGACCTTCTTGGCAGGAGCAGAGCGAATGACAGGAGCGGCTGCTTCCTCATCATCAACACGCTTTGCAGATGCACCAGCAACGCCACCAGCACCAAGAACCTTATCCAACTTCGCCTTCAACTCATCGTATGACTTGAAGTTTTCTGGCTTCAAGAAATCCTTGAGCGAATATGCAGACTTCCAAACCTTTTCGATCTGAGCGTCATCGCCATTGAACAATGCAGCAGGAGATTCAAACTCCGACTTGTCATAGTTGCGATAGCCTTCGACGTTACGAATCTTGATCTTGAAGTTTGCACCCTTCCAGAAGTCAAACGGATTCATTGGAGTCTCATCAGCAAACTGAGGTTCAAGTTGCTCCTTGATCTTGTCGAAAATTTTCTTTCCGAACTTGTAAAGGAAAACCTTGCCTTCATTTTGCGGACGTTTTGCGTCAGAGATCACAAGAACGTTTGCAACATAGGTCAACTTGCGCTTCTGCTTACGAGCAATTTCCTTGTTGGCTTCAATGCCAGAATTCCAAAGAACTGTATTGTACTCAGAAACAGGATCGGTCTTGCCAAGAGTTGTGAGAGAATTCTCAATGTACCAACCACCTGGACCCTGGAAACCGTGTGACCAGATTTGTACCCACGGCAGACCATCTTCACCGTCGACGGCTGGCGTATCGAGGAAGCGGATAACTGCGTATCCGTTGCCAGCAGCGTCAACTTCTGGTTGCCAAAAACGATCATCAACGTTCTTGCCACCAGTGTTACCAGCAGAAGATTGCTCAACTGCCTTCTTCAACTTATCAAGGGACGAACCCTTCTTTAGACTTGATAGACTCATTTGTATTCTCCGTATAGCGTAGTATAATTGTATATCGACTTGTCCACTTTTTTCATCATCACAACAACATTATATAGCATTTTCGTTAGCAAGTAAAGTTTCTTTTGTCAAGAGTTTGTACTTGTCAACGTTCACCGCAAGAAAGGCACCATACTTGCGCACCTTTCTTGACACTTTGGGATAGATGATGTCATCTGAAATCTTCTTGTCCCAAATTTGTATAAAGTTGAAGATGTTATTCAGAATCACAAGAGTCTCAATCGTCACATCTTTTTGGAGGAATGCGACTAACAATTTTGGAAATTGTCCATCTTCAACTTTGAATAAGTCATTGAACTCTTTAGGGTCTGGACAGATCTTTTGTAAATCTTCCAGATATACTTTTGTCATCGAATCCGTGGTTCGTTTCCAATCCCGATAAGTTTCTTCAGCCTGGTCTTCAAGCAATGACTTGGTCCAGTTATCGTCGCTATGTACAAAATTAGCAACCAGAAATGGAACCATCTCATCGTCGCGATACTTGCGCGCAAGGCGGTGGAATAGAAACTTGTCACGACGTTTTTGAAATGCATCTACCGATACTCGAGTTTTGCCATCATATTGAAAGAAGTTATAACTCTCTGACGTGAAGTGCAACTTGATGGCTTGATAGATGCAATAAAGATCGTATCCATTCATAGAGGCAGTCGACTTCCTCGCGGTAAGAACCTCAACTCCATTGCTTCACCTTCAATGATACTCTTTAGAGAGTCATTGATCAAACTTGCAGCAACTTCAATCTCAAGATTGTTACGCTCGCAGTATGATGTAATTGCATCCATGTGATCAATCTTTTCTTGAATCGCCAGATTCATGATCATCATAGAAAAGTTATTTTTTTCTTCGCGGCTTGCCATATTAGATCTCATATTCACTCAAGGAATTGTTCAACTGTTGATTCACACGAACAAAAGTAGTTCGCTTGCTCAGTTCTTTCAACTCACTTGCCCCAACATAAGTACATGCCGAACGTAATCCACCCAAAATATCTTGCATAGTGTGTTTTACCTCGCCGCGATATGGAATCTCTACAGTCTTGCCCTCAGATGCTCTGTAATTGGCAACACCACCATTATGCAGATCCATTGCAGTGTCAGAACTCATTCCGTAGAATTTATTTCCGCCCAGTGGAGTTGCGCCACCTTCTTTGTGACCTGCTAACATTCCACCAAGCATCACGAAATCGGCTCCCGCAGCAAATGCTTTCACTACGTCTCCAGGAACGGAACACCCTCCATCCGCTATGATATGACCCCTGAGACCATGAGCAGCATCCGCACACTCAATAACTGCACTCAACTGCGGGTAGCCGACGCCTGTCTTTTTGCGAGTAGTGCAAACAGAACCAGGACCAATACCAACTTTCACGATGTCAACACCGCTGAGAATTAGTTCCTCAGTCATCTCTGGTGTGACAACATTACCTGCCATGAGTATCACATATGGATAACGATCGCGAAAATGTCGAACATAATTCACAAAGGCTTGCGTATAACCATTTGCAACATCAATACAAACGTACATGTATTGATTTCTAACTGCGCTATACACTTCGTTGAATTTCTTTAGATCTTCGCTAGAAGTGCCAAGAGAATAGATGCTACTGTCTAATCTTCGCGCAAAGTGGCTGGTCAACTCAGACTCAGAATAATGTTTAGTCAAAGCAACCATACAATTATGCTTGGCAAATTCAGTATCCATCTCAAAGGTGCCAACACCATCCATGTTGGCAGCAATAATCGGAACACCTTTCCAACTATTACCGCTTCTGAAAGTAAATGTTCTTTCTAGATTTACTTCGCTTCTTGAAGATAGATTAGATCGTTTCGGAATAATCAGGACATCTTTATAGTCCAGTTTCACATCTTCAATAATTCTCATAAAGCCTCAATGATAAAATATATGATTGCCAATCTTGCGAATCAATTGCTTTTGTTCAGCCCAAGCAGGATCAACATAGTCTGCATGGAAATACTTTGCAGATCCAATTATACCGTAATGGTGTTTGGAAATCAATATATTCTCTGCAATCTTGATAGAGTCTCGCCAAGCAGAACTATTGCGATAAACTTTTTTCTTTCCTTCGCATACCCAAGAGAACTGACAGGTGCCTTTGGTGCGTTGATGCACAACACCGCAAACAGTGCGTGGGTATTGTTTACTCTTGACGCGATTCATGGTGACTTCAGCAACAGCAATCTTGCCAGCGCGAGGCTCACCACCTGCTTCGAAGTAAATGTTGCGTGCAAGGCACTCAACTTCTCTCATGACTGCTTGCTTTTTCTCATAAGAGAGATTTAGAAACTCAACTTTGTGATTTAGAGTTTCGAGTTCTGATGTCAAGAGCACATTCGCTGTTTGCTGTGCATCTAATTTATCTTGCATGCGTCCAACCATACTGAATGGGACGTATAGCATAAAGAATATTAGAGCAAACAGTCCACCCCATCTACAGAACAAATCGTGATTGCGATCAAAATATTTTTCTACATTACAAAGTATATCTACTGCATTCATGTTTAGAGTCTCCATTATTGCAGTGGAAAGAAAAGGGTGGTGGTTCGCACCACCACCCCAGACCTTTCTGTTACCGAGCGGTCAACTCTTAGCCGTTACTTGCCGTTTGAAATAAAATCATTCAAACGTGTGGCTTTATCCAAAACATCATCCTCAGTAAAATACTTCGGATAATTTGGTTGAGATGGAAGTTGTGTTTTGTTTCCCATTGCTGCGGAGCACAATACTTCCCATTCGCTTTTAATGGTTGAGTGTCGAGTATTAAACTCTTCGCTCAGCATATCTTTTGCGAGTTTTACCAACTCTAGTCTAATTTCATAAGGTGTCATAGTCATTTTCATCTCCTTTGTGTGTTGTGTGTGTTATGACAAATGGTGCGTTTATTCTGTTTCCAAGAAAACCCACCGAAAACTCAGGTAATCTAAATCGGCTTACGCCGCAAGAGCCATGTCGTAATTGCTATCATTTGCAGTTACTATTTTTGCGCTGATTAAGTCAG